AAATATAGTATCGTGTGCCATAGGTTCATACGGAGGAAACGCTATCCAAGCGATTTACAATTCCACACTCATTGGAAGTCAAGTAACAATCAGCGGAACGGGAACCCTCGATGAAATCAATTCAACGTATGGATCAATAGTGCGTTGTTCGAACTCTACGTTTACCACTTCGCTCCTATATAAAGAGGCTCTCAAGACTGGATACATAGAGATTAACGGGGTAGAATTTTAATGTCTAACAAAAGATTTGCGATCTTCAATACAGAAACTGGAGAAATAAGAAAAACTGGTGATGAAACCATTCTTTCTGAAATTATTGACTCCAAGGAAAATATTGTTCCGATTGAAGCAACCACAGGACAAGTGTCTTTTGTTGATACAAATGATGCAATATCAAAAGGTACAGTCCCCGAAACAAACGTAACAACCACACCCGAACTAACATACACAGACAGACTTCCTGGCGTTATCGAATATGACGTACCACAAAGACTTTTAGCTTCTCATGATGTTATGGGTCGTCTAATTCTGGGTGGTCAACATGTATCAGGAACCACCATGTCTGGTACATACACCGTTTTAAATGATAACACTACATCTCGTTACGTTTGGAATTTCTTCCCTGAATTCGAACAGCTTAAAGCCAGAAGAGGAGATCACTTTCAGATTCTATCTTCTGGTTCTGATTTACTTGATGGTATTTACAAAGTACGAGGATTTGATGATCACCAATTAATAGCAACGAAAGTCTCAGGCTCAACAGGTTCAAGCGGCCTTACAGGTTCGTTTGATGTTTCTCTTGCAACAGGGCATAACATAATTAGACTACAAGCGGTTGATGGTGTATCCTTCGGCCTTAGTGCTGATGTAGAAGGCAATGGAATATACCAGTTTGGTGAGCAACTTGAACAGAGCGTATATAAAGTAACCAACAGCGGCGGAGTGAAGCATGAGTCATCTCAAAAGAAGTTTGGATCTGCTTCAGCATTCTTTGCGGGTAAAGGAAGTGGTACAACAGGCCCTCACTTGTCCATCAACAGTAGTTCTGGTTATACCTTCGACGGTACATCTAAATATCTGTTTAAGCTATCATCGTTTGTTAAATTCTCTGATGCTGCACCTTCGTCAGAACAAGTAATCTGTGCAAAGAAAAACGCAGGAACTGGTGTAGGCGCATACTTGTTGAAGTATGATAATTCACCATCATCGTTTGTGTTCACTTACTCAACCAATGATTCGGCCTCATCTTTTAACAAAACCATGACGGCAAACTTACCGATTTCTGGTGTCACCCTAGCAGACTGGACACACGTTCAGGTTGAATTCGGAGATCTTGAGGGAAGACTATACCTCAATGGTGTTTTGCGGGCAACTTCTGCAATGGGTGCGACTGAAGAGATTTTCCAAGACTCATCTGTTCCGTTTACAATCGGTGCGGAAAGTGACGGAACCGATCCTCTTAAGGGCTACATTGATCATGTTCAGATGGACTTTGATACGACAACTGTGGTTGGAAGTTCAGCCATATTAGATGGTGGGCCAGGTGGAGCAACAGGAACCACCCTTGCAATAGGTGCAACTCTAACTGTTCCTACATTTGGTTCTACTGCTAATAATTTTACCAAGCTAATATTCCCAATGAACGGAGCGGATGAATCAACGTTATTTGTTGAAAGTGGATTCAACATTGCAGAGGCAGAATCTAGAGTCTACGATGACGATAGACGAGTTCTTACTTTTAGTCGTTATGGACTGACTGGATCTGCAACTGGTTTTAACAGCACACAAGGTTTCCTTCGTGGTCAGGATTTGGCTGGAGGAAACACCGCTGGTATCACAGGAAACAGTGAAGCAACTCACCCAATACTAGGAGTAGAACTTGGTATTACGACTGGTCTTACTTTAAGTGGGTATCAAGATGTTTTGGTTGAGGTTGAAAATGTTAGATTTATAAGAGAGACTAACTTTGCTGGTATGTCAGGATCTTCGGGTGCGCCTGGAGACTTCGTACAAACATTTGCTGGTTTTACTGGAGGCAGTGGAGGAACCAGTGGGACTGGAGACAATGCAGCAACAGGTCCATTCCAGCAACTTACATTCTTGGCAACCGATTCGAATACCAATGAACTTATAGAGGCAAATGAACTAGTGGGATTATGTGCCGCCTCATCTAATGATGTTTTCTATCTAGAAAACGCAAGTAACCAGAGTTTTGGAATCTTTGGATATGAACTTGCCGCATTCCTTACTGATGTAATCACATTCAGAAACAGCAAAAGGGCAACACACACTGAGATCGTGACTGACATTGAAGGTGCATCTGATTTTGAGGACATATCAACTGGTGGTAAAGCCCAGAACATCCCAATAATTCCACCGGTGGAGAAAACATTTACTTTTGGAAAATGATAAATGACTAAGACATTTTTTCAGGATGATGAAAAGGTTGTTATAAATGGGAGAGAGTTCGATTTAGAACTCTTTCTTACTTTAGATCCAAACTATCAATATAACAGAGGGTGGAAACGCGACTATATTCAAAACGTCAAACACTCATATGGAAACGGATCATGTCAGTTAAGCGGTCCTCTTAATTGGAATTTAGGTAATAAATATTGCACTAGAGTTAATGATCTGATTTACTTAAAACAATATCTTAATAGTGAAATGACCTCCTAAAAGCATACATAATATAGTAAAGGAGTCTTTCATGGCAGAACCAAGCACAAGAGAAGAGCTTAAACAATACTGTCTTCGTAAATTAGGCGCACCAGTCATCGAAGTTAATGTAGATGACTCTCAGCTAGAGGATAGAATCGACGATGCTTTAGCTCTATATGCAGAGTATCACTATGATGGTGTTCAAAGAATGTATTATAAGCACCAAGTGACACAAGAAGAAATTGATAGAGCCAAAACCGATTTGAACGGAGGATATATCGACACGCTTGGTATTGATCCCAGTATCGTTAGCATAGTAAGGCTTTTTCAATTTTCTGAAAGTACCATAAACTTGTTTGATGTCAGGTATCAGATGGCACTGAACGACTTTTATGGTATTCGGACAGGCATGGGAAACATCCACCATTACGACATTACAAAACGACATCTATCTCTGTTGCAACAAATGCTCGATCCAGAGAAAATGATTCGCTTCACCCGAGTGACAAACAGACTTCACGTTGACATGAACTGGGAAGAGGACGTAGAGGCAGGAGATTACTTGGTATTTGAGTGTTACTCTGTGATTGATCCAGAGACATACACAGAAATATACAAAGATAAATTTATTAAAAAATACACCACAGAACTTTTCCGCTTTCAGTGGGGATCAAATTTATCAAAGTATGAAGGTTTGCAACTACCAGGCGGTGTCCAGTTCAACGGAAGAGCGATCATGGATGAAGCCAGACAAGAGATGGAAAAGATAGAGCAGGAGATGCAGCTCCGCTACGAACTCCCAATAGACTTTATGACGGGATAATAAATGGCAAAAAATAGCTACTTCAGAGACGTAAGTTCCGAGAATGATCTTGTTCATGATCTCACCATAGAAACGATCAAAATTCATGGTCGTGATATGGTATACATTCCAAGAACTCTTGTTAATGAGGATGAACTATTTGCAGAAGATACAATCTCTAAGTTTGAAAACGGCGTAGAGATCGAAATGTACATCAATTCTATTGATGGATTTGGTGGTGATGGTGACTTCATAAGTAAGTTTGGATTAGAAATCAGAGACTCTGTTGAGCTGGTAGTCTCAAAGAGGCGGTTTGAAGAATCATTCTCACACGACAGTAACATAACTCGTCCCAGAGAAGGTGATCTTATATTTTTCCCTCTCTCAAAGGGTCTATTTGAAATTAAATTCGTAGAACACGAAAATCCATTTTATCAATTAGGAAAATTATACACATACAAACTCTCATGCGAACTCTTCGTTTACAGCAGCGAGGACATCGACAGCGGATTTAGTGAGATTGATTCCTTCGATGATGACCGCAAGACGGTGGCAGTCGATCTATCCATTGGATCTTATGTTTCTGGTGGACTAAACTTCTTTGATGGTGAGACTGTGTATCAGGGAGACTCATTGGCGCTTGCAACAGCAACAGCAGTTGTTGTTGACTGGAACTCTACAACTAAGATTCTTCGTGTAGATGAAGTGAAGGGTCGAACCGATCCAAACGCTGACGATTTAATCGCAAACACAGCCGCATTTTCGTCTGGAACAAACGTCAAAGGAAATACTTCTACAGCGGTTTATGCACTCACATCGACCGCAGACTCAGATCTCATCGTTACAGACGATCCATATGATGACTCATCTGTAATAGATCTAGATGTGGATAAGGGAGATATCATAGACTTTACGGACACAGATCCGTTCTCGGAGGGTAACTACTGATGTTTGGACATTTTTACAACAGCTCTGTTCGAAAGTTGGTGGTTGGCTTCGGAACTCTTTTCAATGAGATCGATGTCAAGAGATTTAACGCTGATGGTTCGGTAAAAGAAACCATACGAGTTCCACTTGGATATGGTCCCAAAGAGAAATTCCTAGTTCGTCTCAGACAACCAGCATCGATAGATGATGGTGTTGACGTTAGGATGACCGCTCCGCGTCTTGGTTTTGAGCTTACTGGATTTGCATATGACACGTCAAGAAAAAGAAACACTCTATCGAAACGCATATCATCAGGTGCAACTGAT